AGTTGTAACGAGATTGGTTTGCGTACCGATAACAGTCAAGTTACCGTTAATTACTACTGTGCCTTTTGTACCACCGCTTTGAGGACTTACATCAAGTGTAATCGTTCCACCCGTGCTATCACCACTCGCTGTTGTCGCGGTAATGATCTTATAATCGCCGGGTAATCTTAAAACATCAGTGGTCATTTACTCGTTCCTTTGTTAGCTATTTATTCTTAATAGACCGTTAGTGCTACGCTGTCGATAAACATGCCCGAGCTATGCGGATAATAAGGATGTGCTTGGAACTTTAAAATCACTCCAAAACTAGGATCTTGCACCATTTCTGGAGTTAAACTTACACCCCATGTTGAAGTCGAACTGCCATAGGTTACATCATTGTTTAAAAATAAATGCCCTTCTTCATCTGTGATATAGTTAACATTATTAATACCAATCGGTTGCCCTTGATATGTTAACTGTATTTGTTGATCAGTTGCACGGCCATTTCTTTGTGTTTGTACACGAATTGATAATCCCGATATCGCATTAGGAGCATTAGTAATGTTAAAATTTACAAATGCTAGGGCTTGGGTACTATTTGTTAAATCTCCGCTAGCAGGATTTGATATATGAAACAGTTCTGCCTGGGTTTGAAATCTACCATTTTCGTGAGTTCTCCAAAGAACTTCTAGTTCATTAGGCTGTAGTCCTAGGGTAGTTTTTGGAAAATAAGTGTTTGCCATTAGTTGTTACTCAACATGCTCATTAGATGAAATTTTTGTATTTGTTTTAATTCTAAGTTAATTTGTTGAACCTGCTTAGAACAATTATCTGCGGCAGATCTTGAACGAGTACTACGGGCTGTAACTTCCATTTTACTCAATTCAGTTACCATACTGCCTATATGGTTTGTTATTCTTTTTATGTCTGCTCTAAACATAGGCAACATATTTCCAAGTTTACGGATTTCCGTTTCTGCCTTGGGCCAGTCCAAACTGTTTTTTATTTCTAGCATAAGAATAGAGGGAGTTTCCTCCCTCTAATCACGTTTCTTAGTAAGCGGCAATAGTTACCGTAGTACCAGTTGCGGCACCAGTAGTCCATTTAGCTACACCAGTTTGAACACCGTCGTGGTCTGTTACTAATGTAATTAATGCAGTACTTGTACTTGTTCTTGCAACTAAGATTGCTTTGCGATTTGTTAACTTCTTAACAAAGTATGTAGAACCACCAAAGTCAGTAGCGATTAGTTTTGCTGTTCCTGTTGTTAGTGTATCAGTTGTAACAAGTTTTACTTTTCCAAGACCTTGTGCGTTTTCAACTAGATAACGACGGCTACCTTCTTGCTTAACAATTTCAGAACTAACTGCGCTAGTACCTGTTGTTAGATAAGCTGTCATTGCTAGGTTACCAGTATCTAATGGAACTGCTAGACTTAGACCAATAGTTGCGCCAGATCCTGTTGAACTAAATGTTAAGTTGCTTGCATTAGTCCATGTACCGTTATTGTTAACAGTAGAAGTGATAACGTTTCCGTTAATAGCCCGTACGTGACCATTATATCCTGTTTGACCACCGCCAATTAACATACCAATTTGAATACCTGCGGTTGTCGATACTGTAAAAGTATTTGACGCAGTAACTACAGCACTATTAACTGTGCTAGTAACTGTAGCTGGTTGATTAATTGTGTATGTAGGTGCCGCATTGTAGCCAGACCCTGGGTTATTGATTGTAATTGCAGTAATAGCGCCAGTTGTTGTACTGATTGTTAAGCTAGCTGTAGCCGTTGTGCTTTCTGCACCAAGTTGTCCTTGTGCAATTAAAATTGTAGTGCCTTGAGCATACCATGTACCTTGTGGGCTTACTGAAGCTGATAGGCCATAGAAACCTTTTGCAATAGATGAATCAGACGGTACATTGCCGCCTCTTAAAAAATATTTTTTACTAATTGGGCGTCCCATTTTGTTTCTCCTTAAAGAATATAACGGCGTTCTAGGCCGTACGCAGTTGGATTTCTGCATAAAACTTACCCCATGTAAGTTATACCCAATTATTTAGCGTACAGATACAATAGCCAACAAAAAAGCACCCGAAGGTGCTTTTTGTTTTGTTACATTCTTTCTTAGATTACTTGAATGATACGTTAGCAGAAGTAATAGATACTTTGCCTAAGTAGTCAGCCGCGTTACCTAGAGAAGAAGCAGTGTTTGTCAACTCAACATAGCCGTAGCGTGTTAAGAAGCCAACTACTGGTTCAAATGTTGTTGGGTCAAGAACAACACCAGAAGACATCAACGGAATGTATGGGCAATAGAATGCAGCCGCATCAGCTTCTGAAGAGCCTTTGTAACCAATCAATACTTGATTGTCATCATCGCTATCTGGACGATAAGCGTCAACGTAAACACGCATAGCGCCATTCAATGTACCAACAAACTTAGTGTTTGTAGGTGCTTCGAATGTACCTTCTGTTGTACGAGCGAATGCGCTTGTAGTAGCAGATTGTAGAATTGTCAATGCTTGGTTAGAAACAACTGCCCAGTTACCAGCACCACGACGTGTGCGTTGAGCGATCTTGTTAGCTACACGGTTGATTTGGATTGCTAATGCGGCATGCTCATCACCAACGAATGTTGCTGTACCAGATACTAAAGACTGGTCATATGTTTCTTCAACTGTAGCCAATGCACGTAGAGATGCTAGGATCTCTTGATCGATTTCAGTTGTGATTTCTTGTGCCAAAGCAGCCATAATTTCAGCTTCGATATCAATACCTTGCTGAGCTTGTGCGTCTTGAGCGGCTTCAAAAGTCCAACGAGCTGATAGCTTGCGTGACTTAGCTTCTACTGGAGCCTTCAAGATTTGAATTGACATTCTACGACCTGGTGTACCTTCTAACTGTGCTGTAGAAGTTGCCTTTGGAGTAGAGTCATTGTCGTTACCTGAGTAGGCAGCGGCAATCTTGAATGGGCTTAATGCCTCTTCACCAGCTACTACGTTTGAACCGTCATCTGCATAACGAACACGTAGAGTGTGGATCTGGGCAACTGGACCAGTCATTGGTTGTACGCCAACGATTTCGTTAGCGATAACAGTTGGCATTACACGACGAATTACTGGAAGAATAACGCGGTTTAAAGTCGCGATATTACCAGCACTAGTAGCGCCTGCGGAAGCAGATTCTGCCAAGTGGCGGCGTGTGTTTTCTAAACAAACGCTCATAGAAGCTTTACGTGTACCTGATAGGCCTTCAAGTAGAGCTTCTTTGGTCTCTGACCATCTTTCATTTAATAGTTGTGACATTTATGTCTCCTTGAAATTATTTTAGACCCGCTAGTTTGCGGATATCTACAATATTGTCTAAGCCTACCTCAGACTTTCTTACTTCACGATCACCGGTTACTTCAGCAGGCTGAGCTGATTCAGCTATAACTTGCTTAGTTTTTCTTGTTTCGCCTTCCATGACTGCGGGTAGGTATTTGTCAAAAGCACCAGCTAAACGTTCGGTCTTTACAGACTCTAATAGTTCAGACATGATACCTTTCTTATCAGCACTTAAAGGTGCTAACAGTTCGCCCATTACTTTTGCACGTTCCATTAGGTCTTTCTGAACACGGATTAGGCGCTCTTTGGATTCCATAACTTCTTGTGCTTTGTTTAAGGCAGCTTGAGCTTCAGCGATTTCTTGCTCTTTCTTATCTACAATCTTTAACAGTTTTGCTGTTGAAGATTTTTCGTTAAGATGTGAGTGTTGAAACTCTTGTGCAAACGCTTCAAAAATACGGCGACCAAAACTGTTAGTTCTAGCAGATTCGATATCTTCACGTAGCTGACTAATCTCACCACGTAATGTCTTTTCTACTGTCTCTTGTACAGCTTTTGATGCACGATTAATGAATTGTGCTTTTACTTCTGCAAATTTCACTTTAGCACCGGCGACTAACTTAACTTTCGTTTCAGCTAGGTCACGTTTGTCTTCAGCGAACTCTGCAATTTCTTTAGCCAGTGCAGTTACGACGAACTGTTCTAACTTAGCGAAATTCTCAGAAACGTTCCTGCGATCGCTCTGGAATTCTACCATCTCTTTTGCCAACTGCTGACTAATAAAAGATTCCATCATCTTTGCATCTGATGTCATCTTCTCAACATACTTTGCACGAGTGTGAGTCAATGCTTGTTTGTCTTCAGCTAGTTCGGCCATTTCTGCGGCCAATCTTTCGCCTAACATCTTGTCGATAGCTTCAATCATAACACCTTTATCGTGTTCATATTTTGTAGCGAACTCTTCACGAAGTTCTGCGGTGACTTGGTCGCGATTCTCTTGAATCTTTGTGTTAAAAGCGGTTTCTACTTCAGCGCGGATTTGCTCTGACATAACACCACTTTCGACTAATTGTTTGAATGCGTCCAACATCTAGTTTTCTCCTTAGGCTGATTTCAGACCTTTGATTACATTAAGAATTGATTCCTTAATGTACTGCTGGGCCTTTGGATCTTGTTTTACTTCTTGTGCCGTACGCCATGCCGCAAATCCACCTTTGTTGTTCATGAGATGCTCATAAACAGGAGTAGGATATGCGCCAGGTGCGCTTGGCTGGGCTACAATGTCAACTGTGATAATCTCGAAATCTGCTACTTCGCCAGTTGCTTCGTTAACGTTGCCGCTACCTCTGCTACTGACTCCTAGTTTTACACCGCTTTCGAGCATAGTCTTGATTAGATTACCCATTGGAGTAGGCAAAATTTTCATTTTGCCGTATCCGTTTGGACCGTCCATCCACATATCTGTGATCATGTGGCTGACGCGATCTAAATTTACTTTTAAGTCATCTGGATGATCAACTTCACCAAGAACTGAATAACCGTTTTGAATCTGGTCGTTAAGAGTCTTGACAGCGTTGCCTATTTCGGAGACCGGATACACACGCTGGTTAGCGTTGCGTATGCCACCTTGAATGGCGATACCTTTTAGATAAAGGTTCTTTTTTCCATTCTGGTCGTCGGCTTCTTCTAGTGTAACACGAGCCTGATCAAAACTTAAATGTTCTCTTAGGTAGGATGTCATCCCTGATTCCTATTACTTGCCTGACTCAATGCTCTTGGTGTTTGTAGCACCAGTTACATTGTTCTGACCTGTGCCAGCACCTACTGGCTTACCTTCTGCGTTACCTGGCTTGCTTACGCCTGATAATTTAGCACCGTCTGGCTTCTTAGTCATTGCAGTTGCGCCAACGTTCTTTGTACCTGCTTGAACGAATTGACCACCTTGCTTAACTAGACCGCCTACTTTACCGTGTGGTTTTGTACCGTCTTCGTCAGCGCCTTTACCAGCTTGTGCTACGTTCTTAGCGTTTGCACCGCTTGTTGGCTTACCTGAACCAGAGCTTACTGGGCTCTTGCCGGAATCGTGTCCTGTTTGGCCAGCTTTATCGCCACGACCAGAACCAACACCTTCACCGTCTACCATTGATACAGAAACTTTCTCAATGTATTCGCGCATTTTTTCGCCTTGTGTACGTGGTGTACGGCTTTCCATTTTTGCGCTTTCTTCGTCTTCAGAAGCTTCCATTGAATATTCTTCATCTTCATCTTCGTTGTCGTCTTTCATTGAATCTAATGGGCTGTGACCTTCTTCATCATCGTGTACACCTGGCTCATTTTCTTCTTCGTTCTTTTCAGCAGCCATTAAAGCTTCAAATTCAGCTTTTAGCTCTTCTAATGCATCTTCAAGATCTTGAATGTCGCCTTTGTCAGCTGGAGCAGATGAATCACCTTCATCGTCATCCATACCGCCAAAATCATGATCTGTTACATCATCTTCTGCGTCATCAGTTTTATCTTGAACTGGGAATTCTTCTTCCTCTTCGTCGCCAAACATAGATTCAACAGTTTCTTCTGTAGATTCTTCTACAGAGTCATCAGCTTCTTCTTCAGTTTCTTCTTCTACAGAGTCATCAGCTTCTTCTTCGGCTGCTTCTTCCATATCAGTTTCTTCTTCCTCAGCGATGAGGTTTTCGTATATTTCACGTGACTTCTCTACAACGATCTCATGGAATAGCTCATTGGCTTTATCATGTTCTTCGTTTACTAGATAGTCTAATAGTTGTTCGAACTTGCTAGACATAATTATTGGTCTCCTTTATAGTTGGCAAGGCTGTCGAGTATATTTACATACCGAGTTAATTAATTATGCGAAATAGGCCAAAAATTGAAGATTCTGGCAAGAGATGGATGTATTTTGATAAAAATATTTAATCTTTCGACCAAATATATTATCTTTATAGATTATTGAGGAGCCGCTTCAGGTGAGGGTTGTGCGTACATAGTCCTTACTAAAGCTAGATCTTCCATAGTCTCTTGCTCACGTGCTTCGCCTGCTGTGCGAAGTTTATTGAGCATTTTTAATGTTAATCGTGTTTTACGAGTATCCTTAACGCTTAATATGCTAGTATCATCACTAGGGTCGTAACGATTGTTCTGCTGTTGTTCAGCATCTTCAGAGTTAAAATAAACAAATTCACGTAGTAGCATACTAGTATTTACCAAATTATTGTGTTGGCGCAGGTTGTCCGCCAGCGCCCGGCATACCTTCCATGCCTTGGTCTGCGCCTTCCATACCTTCCGGAGCTTGACCTGCATCGTCGATCGCGCCCATATCATCTGCGGCGCCTGCACTAGTAATACCTGCTGAACGCAGTTCTGCGCTAGCAGAATCAGCATTTTTGTAGTCTTCTAAGTTTTCTTCTTTCCACATGGTTTCGTTTTCTGTAACTTCTTCTTGTGTTAATCCCAAGAAACGTTTCATGGCAAAACGCTTGCTTAAATGTGGAACTTCTGCTAGAGCTGTGTATGTGTTTACACGAGCTGTATCCATTTCTGCCTGACGGTAGCTGGCAAAATTTTGTGGAGGATTAAATTTAACATCAAATACGCTAGGGTCTACGTTAACGCCCTTGCTGTATAGATATGCTTTAAATTCGTTATTAAAGTTTTCGTTTAATAGTCCTTGGAGTCTTTCACAGTACTTGTTAAATCGTAACTCTTGTATGTAGGCTGTTCCCACTCGACCATCGTTGAAACTGCTTCCACCATCGTCTGGACCAGTAGGCAAATAACTGGAAGGAATACGCAAAGCCCTAAACAACTTATTAGTAAAATATCGTAAATCATCAATTTCTCCTAGGTTCGTACCGCCTGGTAGCAGTTCAACTTTAGAACCGCGACCTTCTGCTGTCTGTGGGAAAAAGTAATCTTCGTTAATACTTAATGGGTTATAGCTGGCATCAATAACTGATTGGCCGCCACCTGTTGTGCTTGGAATACGGCGCTGGTTAACTTCGTTTTTTACACGCTCAACGAAGCCCATAGCCAAGTGACTTGGCATGTTACCTACGTCAATATAAAACACACGACGTTCTGGAGCACGTTGTACACGATAGATAATGATGGCATCTTCAAGCAGTTCTTTCTGCTTGTAGACTTTAAAAATTGATTCTAAAAGACTATTTCCAAAAGGAAAGTTGTTGTCTAAGCCTTCGCTCAAACTCAAGTGAATTACGTGTTTAGCGTCAATTGCATGTTGATTTTGATTAAGAGTAAAGCGGCTTCCTGCTGACTGCGGAACGCTTCCAACCATACCGCGTTGCTGTGCGCCCGCTG